CATTCATTATAGTAGAATATAAATCAAAGTCAAGTTTACAACCCTCATAGGTATGGTCTGCATCTATATGTAAATAATCAATCTTAACATCTCGTTTAACGAAAAAGTTATAAAATGCATCTTCAGTTGTTGTGTTTATAAATTTAGGATTAAATTTTTCTCGTAAAAAACTATCTTCATCAGACCAATCAACTTCACCATTAAAACCATTTGTCGCATCTACTACATAAACCTCACCATATTTATCTTCACCATACATTTGAGTTTCATTTAATTCGTGAACACAATCAACCATCAATCGTGGCACATATCCACCACCACTACCAAGACAAACACATACTCGTGCCTTTAGAAAATATGGAATGGAAAAATACATAATTCCACTTCCCATATAAGTGTCGTTGGCACCATGTGTCCATCTATATGATACTGAACCTGAATCTTCATTTCTTGTTATTGAATCGTAAATCCAACCACGATTTAGTATTGACATATAAAACCTATTATTATCCTTAAATAAATAGTTAAAAAAATTCTCAAATCATATTATTTATGGTTCAGAACTTGCTCCTTTGTTGTGAACTAATACTCCACCTGCATAATAAATATCCAATGGTTCTACATCAAAGTTTATCACTTCTACTTCACCATCTATCCATTCTACAGAATCTATATTCACAATTTCACCCAAAAAATTTAATAATTTCATACCTTCTTTTAATTCACGAGCAGTGTTCCATCTCCACTTTTTATCTGCATATGTAAAAAGGTCATGTTCCCTCGTAACCTTTAAATAACCATTATTTATACTATAATATCCATCCATATAATCATAAAATAAATTTTCTACAAATGCTGTTTTTTTATTTCTCGATACCAATATTTCTAAATCTTCACCATCCAATGGCCTCATTGTAAATGATTTCCACTCCAAATATCCCAAATCTTCATCTGGAAGTCCAGGTAAATCTAACGACATTACTTCATCTCCAACATTTATTTCTTCTATTGGTTTAGAAGTATTATCTGCCATAAGTATTAAAGTTCCTGGTAAGAAACATGCAATTGCAAGACCACCATAAGTATCTTGTATTTCAACTGTTTTTGTAATAGCCGTGTTGTATCTTGTCGCGTGGTCATTAAATCCATCACTCTGTCCATCATCGTGATACTTTCCTGTAATGGTTACATCTGTATCACTCATATGGGCACCTTCCCACCTCTGAAATCTTACCGTATCTAATGATGGATTTACTCCACCTACAATGTTAGCTTCAAATTTTAATTTTAAAGTCTGTGTCACTCCAGCAGAACCACTCGTGTAAAAATCTTCTCTAAATTCTGTCCAGTCTGTTCCTGTTCCGGTATTCGTATAAGTATTTTGATGATAACTACCACTAATAGTAATATCAAAATTTCCATTTCCTGCATTCGATGATTTTCCAAGAGTACTAATTTGATAAGTAGAATTTCCTTGAACTGTAAATGATTGTTCAATATATGCACGATCAGTTTCAAATTCTACTGCACTACCAGTTGCTCCACTTGTGTTTTCTGATACCGTTCCACTCTTAGTCCAATTATCTGGTGTTGCTGCACTTATCCAATTTTCAAATTCTGGATTAGTAACTAAGTTACTTTCCAACGTACCCGGCGTAGTATTATCTGATATTGCACCTGCATTGTATTGAGTAGTAACATCTTCAGTACCAGACATATTAAATAGTGATGCGTTACTGGTAGTCCAAGTAAAATTATCAGCCCTTGCCGCTATACGAGATGCAAATGATGAATTTGCATTAGTAAAGGTCATTGTATAAATTTCGTTGGTTTGTTCATCCACGTATGGATAACCATCCAAAGCATTATCAACTGCACTTATATAAAAATCACTAAGACTTGACTTGCCAGTTGAACTATCTCTGGCACAACTATTTAAACTTGTTTTAGAAGTGTAATCGGAATTATCTACGGCAGTTGCTCTACCGAGTTTTCCTAATGATAGTTTAGTTCCTGCTGTTGGTGTTGCCAAAAAAGTTCTCCAAAAAAATTCGCGTGGAAAAGACGATTTATCGTAAACTACGCGTCCCGTTGCGTGTCCTTAACACTAATAAATATTATATGTGCAAGAAATTTCCGTTTTTCAGGATTTTGCGCGATATATAGTGTTACACACTATCGTGTACCCCGGATCAATATATACTACTCATTATATATTTCTAAATATCGTTTAATCCACTCATCCTTATTATCATATTGTCTACAATAATCCCTCAATCCATCCAAATGTCCCTGTCTTTCTTTCTCTGATAACTCTGATATATTATCTAATTGTTCATCAAATTCTTTCTTGTCAAAAGCTCTGAATGGATATTCATAGTTTGACAGCCAATCTTTTTGTAATATAGGTAGTTTTCCATAATCTAATGCTTGGAATATAGAATAACCGAATGGTTCATGTAGATGACAGCTATGAGATATTCCCCAATCCTCTCTATCAAAGAACCTATGTATGTTCTTATAGTTAAATTGATATAATCTTGTTTTTTCAAATTTATATCCACATCTTTCTTTCCACCACTTCCAATCTTCTAAATCGGTAAATGCGTATGAATCAATACCTTCTAAGAAATGTGGTGATTTACGGGTTTCCATGCGTGCCGCATATCCTACTCTATTACTCATACATACTTTTTTATTTTGTGTAAATTCATAATAATTTGGTATATCAATAATATCTACTTGGTCATGTAAAGGAATTTTATCCAAACCAATCCACATAATTTTCTTAGCTATCTGTGCAATTCTTCGTTCCCACGCTCGATTTGCTGAAAAATGCATCAATTTAGGTAATCCCAAATGAAAACCGGCATTTAAAGATAATTGAACTGATACATGAATACATACCGAATCAATTTTATCTTGATTATTTTCTATTATCTTATGTGGTGTATAATATCCGTGTAAGATATGAATTTTACGGGCATCTCCCGCGATTTTTTCAAAATCTTTTGGATTATCTCCTTGCCACATAACTTCTATTGGACTATCGAACTCTACTTTATCATTCCAATCTGGTCTACGGCGATGAATTAGTAATTTGGATGGATGATTAAGTTTAGGGGCTACTTCTCGTAACCAATTATTAACCCAAACATCACTTCCACCATATACTAAAGAACCACCTCCTGTGGCATAATAAACATCATAACTCATTAACTCTTACCATGTACATTGTGCATTAAATAACCGCCTCCAAAATAAACATCTAAATTTTCTACATTTAAATTAACTGTTTCTAATGGTTCATTTACGAACTCAACTGTTTCTATTGTTTCAAACTCATTGTTTGTTTTAAATAACTTATCACCAAGTAATAAACTGGCTGTTGTTTTAAAATAATAACTACCATCTCTTATTATAAAAAATGGATGTTCATATGTTGCCTTTAAAGAACCATTCACTAAATAATAATTATCATAATAATCAAAATAAATGTCCATTACTCTTGCACTTGCTGGTGTAACTCGATTTATCTCTTGAATATCATAATATGCAGTTGCCCATACTGAACCAGGTGGGTTTCCGTGTGGTGTTCCACTCCAAGCTGACCAAGTATCTTCTTCATCAAAATCTAATGGCATACCAGGAACAGTTGCTGACCTTATCATATCTCCTATATTCACATCTTCTATATTTTTTGTAGTTCCGTCTGCCATTGTTATAGGTGTTCCTATTCCAAGACAACCAACACCACCATATTGAGAATAATTAGAACCATAAAATTCATCTAACCGAATTGGATGTGATTGATAATTCTGTGCTGATGATGCTGAACGAGGTCCTCCTTGAAACCAATCAAAATTAGGTTTACCTGTTACATCCGTATGAACATCTCCTGCAATTGATGAGAAGTCTTGATATAACTCGTGTATATCTGCTTTACTGGTGGCCGCAACTCCCCTCTCAACATTTATATCAGAAAAAGACATAGATTTATCTTGTCCTATTGTTGGAAATATTATTGAACCTGATCCTGTTCCTTTAATTCCAACACTAATAAATTCTCCTGGAGCCGGTTTACCACCATATTGATATCCCCAAGAACCACTTGAATAATTTTTTCCTCGTGCCTGAATTGATGCAGAATAAATTGTATGTCGTCCAGATTCTCCAGTAGGATCAGTAGTATAATATCTCCCAAGAAATCCACTACCCACACCAATAGAATGAGATCCTGGTGCTCTCATTGTTAAACTGCCAGTTGTTCGGTATTCAAATCCACCACCACCATCATAAATTGTTAGTCCTAATATTTTAAATCCATCTTGAATGGCCATTATCTTTCCTCTAACGACTTTATTCTATTTGATAAATCCCCTATAAGAGTTTGCTGTTCTTTTATGGCTTCTACTAATAACGGTACAACCTTTTCATATGCAATTGCTTTGATTCCATCTTCACGAATTTGAACTACTTCGGGTAAAACCTTTTCTACTTCTTGAGCTATGAGTCCTACATCATGACCTTTTTCTTGTTGTATCTCAGTTGATTTTTCATTCCAATCAAATGTAACACCTCTAATTTGTTGAACTTTAAAAATGGCACTTTCTATCGGTCTGATATTATCTTTCAAACTTATGTCTGAAGAATAATATGCAGTGATATTTGTAGTTACATATGTTTCGCCTGTAACATGCAAAGCAACCAAAGGATCTGCATCCGCGCCAATCATCACCTTATCTTCAACTCTGAGACTAGTATTAGCTGTCGTTGGTTTTGTTGTACTTGTTGTTAAATAATTTGCCATTTATTTACCTTTTTATTTATTAACCTGCGTCACCATAATTAAAATTATCTGACTTATTCGTATTATAACCTGTTACATGATCATTAAATCCATCACTGAATCCTGCCTCATGAAACTTTCCTGTAATGGTTACCGTATCTAACCCCGGAAATCCACTTGATATTGTAATTGTCGCTGTATAATCTTGGCTACCTCCAATTGTAAGTAGATTAAAGTCATCAGTACTTTCAGTCCAAGTAAAATTTTGGAATCTTCCCGCTATACGAGATATAAATAAACTACCAGGACTTGTAAAGTTCATAGTACCCGTAGTTGTTCCAGAATTTCCATCATCTGGATTAAGAGTCATACTTGCAACAGTTCCTGCATCAAAATGACTCATTTTTGTTAGTGTTCCAGTTGAACCTCTACCGTCTGCAGCCAATTTTGTTAGTGTAGTATAATTGGCACTCGATCCAACCGCTCTTCCCAATTTTGCTAATAATAACATATCACCTGGATCTGGCATCTTTTATCTCCTTTACTTCTTGTTTTAATTCATCTATTTGTTCTTGTTGTTCTTTTATTGCTTCTATTAATAATGCAGTCATATTTCCATATGATACTGACTTATGACCAAACCGATCACTATCTTCAATTTCATTAGTACTAACAACTTCAGGCACGATATCCTCTATTTCTTGTGCTATAACTCCCATTAATCTTTTATCAGATGCACCTTCATCAGTTCTTCTAAAAGTAACACCTCTCATTTTTAAAACTTTACTCAATGGTTCAGTAATAGTTTCTATATCTGCTTTAACTCTAATATCCGAATAAGCAGCAACATCATATTGTGCGTATATAGATATATTTGAAGCTTGTCCCATAACATCAAGTGGATAATCTGGTGTGGTATCGCCAATCCCAATCTTTCCAGAAAAGTAATTATAATCTTCACCTTCTGTATAAGCTCCATATTGAACAGCATCACCATCACTATGAGTAGTTAATTTTAACCCGTAAGTTATTAACGAGTTGTCCGCTTGGCTGTTCTCAAGGCCCTCTGTTGATATACTTCCACTAAAAGCAGTTATTGTAATATGATGTTCGTCTTGTGAAGATTGGTTGGCCTGGAACTCATCAGTAATATGTACTTTCCCCTGTACACCAACCAGACTACCTGAATAATGTTCAGTAACCGATCCACCTTGGCTAGTATCTCCAAGCTGATCTGCATCTAATTGTATATTACCTCGTACTCCTATCAGTTCTTCGGGATTAAACTGCATTTGATAGGTCATCGTACCAGTGACATCTGTATCATATCCTATCCACTTAGTTAACCTCAGTGAAGCTTGATCTGTGACAGCCCGTAGTTTTGAATTAAATCCACGATATGTACCGGTTAAATTGGCATTCGACCCTCCAGAATATAAATCCACATAGGTATCAGCTTCTATTGCAGTTGCATCCGCAGCATGATCAATTTCAATAGTCTGTCGCCCTATAATTGGTGTTATTAAACCTACACCTGATGCATCATATAAATTTGATGCAAGTATCTGGCCAGGATATACACCATCATTTAAAGATGATCCTATATGCCAAAGGGATTTACCAGTATTATTAGATCTCATATACCAAGCATTAAGTGCACCATATTTTCCTACAATTCTATGACTATCAGTTCCATAACTGGATCCATCAGATTCCAAGGCCACCGAAAATGGATTCACCTCAATTGTTAATCCAGTTTCAGTACCAGTTGTTATTGAATTTGTACCAGCGGTGGTTTTAAATACCATTCCAGTACCGCTATAAAATGCTATCCTACCTGTTTCCCCGTCATTCCCCAATACAGAATCACCGAGTAACAGAAAATCTCCCCAACTAAGGTCTGCATCATGATATGGAGTGCCTGAAGCTGGTGTAAACAAATAACTCCCTGCCCCTTGGCCCAGGACATCTGGGCCAGTTATGACTACATTATGTGCGGATATATTCTGGTTGCCCCCACCAGTTTTAACTGTAGCACCTTGAATAGTAGCATTTGCATTAACAGTTCCCTCAAAATTTCCATTGGTAAGATAAACATCTCTACCATATACATTACCACTTGACGATACATGGAAATTAGATGAACTTACTTCTATATTCCCATTTGAAGCACTAATAAATGCTGTGCTCGGAGCTCCCAGTAGAAAATCACTCGAACTAACGAAAAGTTTAGGAGTTCCACCAGTATCAAATTTTAAGAATTGATATTGATCCCCAACTCTAAAAATTTGACGACTGAAATCATCTCGTGTTATCCAAAAACTTCCCGTAGCGTTTTCTGCCGAACTATTAAGTTCCCCATGTGGACCAAAATACATTCCTAATGCACCACTACCATCTATTTGAACTTCATCTGTTCCTGAATCAAGTGTTATGTTAGTTCCCGAATGTAATTTGGCAGTTGCAATTGTCCAACCACCTGATCCACCTATGTAACCAGTAGCTGCCCGTATTACTCCCGCAACGTCTGCATCAGTTGCAATTAATCCACCATCCTTTTCAACTCTAAATGGAGCTGATCCTGCAGTACCGTGACCAACCCATATTCTATAATCAGAATCACTGGCATCTATTTTAATTATATCAGTACCAGTTCCTGCAAGTATTCTTCCATTCTCCGCATCTAAAGTTATAATTCCACCATTACCAGCTAATTTATCTGATTCTATTCTCCATCCCCCAATATTACCTATACTTGAACTTATTGAACCAGACATGAATACATTACCATTTGTATCTAATGTAAATGCACCTGCTCCGGCGTTCAGACTACCATCATTGGCCAAGTAGAAGTTTGATGAACTTATTGCTATATTACTATTTGAACCACTTATATATGCACTTCCTTCATCTCCCAATATGAAAGTAGAAGAACTCATTATTAAAGTATTACTTCCATCATACTGGATTCTTTCTCCTGTTGCCTTTCCGGCTAAGAATTTACCAGTACCATCTAAATACAAACCGTTACCAGAATTATAAGCCGATGGTGGTGTTGCTCCAAGTGCTATTTTACCATCATTTGCAGAAGAATCAATAACTATTGTTGTTGCATCTAAACTAAATAGATTTGATTTCATTATAACGGCACTGGCCGCTTGGTTATATTGAATCTTATTACCAGTATGATTACCGGCTAAGAAATCACCTGAACCACTTAGGAATATTCCCGAACCACTTATTGATTTTGGAACAATTTCTCCCATTGCTATAGTTCCACCAGCAGATGATGAAACTCTCAAGTTGGTAGTATTTAAATCATATAAATCTGATTTTATGTCAATGGATGAACCACCTGCATTAAATCTAAAATAATTTTCTGCACTCCCATAAAGTAAGAAATTTCCAGCACCATCCATATAGATACCTTGACTTGAACCTAAAACATTACTATTTGCTGTAGCACCCAAAGTGATTTTATTATTTGTTGGTGTTGAAGCATCAGTTCCGACAATATCTAATCCTGGAGTATCTAATTCAAAGTTTTCTGATTTTAATTCTAACTTATCACTAACATCAAATCTAAGGTAATTATCCGCATCTCCATATACTTGGAAATCTCCATTTCCATCCATATAAATACCTTGAGTAGATGCAGATACCGAAGATGGTCCCGCACTTGAACCCAATCTAATAGTTCCGTTATTAGTTCCACTATCCAATATCATTGTGGTGGTCTGTAAATCAAATGTATCTGCTGCTATATCAATGGCTCCACCACTACCACTAATATAATTGGCATGATCTCCTATATAGAACTCTGATGTTTTTAGTATAATATTATCATCGGTAGCTCTAAGATAACCAGTATTGGCCGCACCTGCTTTAATTAATACATTACCACTTGAATCTACATAAAATCCAGTATCGGCATCGGCAATGTCATTAACATCTGTCAAAGATCCAAGTGATATAGTTCCACTTGTACCAGTTAATGTAAAGTTTTGAGATGCTATATCCATACCACCACCTGTGGTATATCTTAGATAATTATTTGAATCCTTTTGTAAATTAAACTCACCACTACCACTTAAAAAGATTCCAGTATCATTAAAATCTTTCGGAATGGCTTTTCCCATTGCAATAACACCACCATTAGATGATGATATGTGTTGTGTGGAAGTTAGTAAATCAAAAGTATCAGATTGTATAGTTAGAGTACTACTTCCATCAAAATCAATTCTATTACCACCACCTACACCAGCTCTAAACTCACCACTATGATTCATATAAATACCAGTACCACTTCCACGAGTTGCTGCATCTGCATCAGAAGTATCTAATGCTATAACACCGGCTGAAGTAGTTCCTGCAATGTATAATTTTGGTGCACCTGCACTTCCACCACCCTTTAGTGTAAATGTTCTTGATGCAATCTCCATTGCATTAGTACCATCAAATCTAATATAATTGCTAGCGTTTTTCTGTATATTGAAAGCACCACTACCACTTAGGAAAATACCAGTTGAACTTAAATCAGATAACGATGCTGAACTTGCTCCAAGTGCAATCATACCACCATGTTCGGTTGTTATATCTATTTTACTCGTATCAATTACTAAATTTGAAGTCCTAACACTTAATGCGGAAGAAGCAAACTTCATATATGATGGACTAGCAACGGTTGTGGCAGTTCCAATTCTAAAATTTCCACCACCATCTACATAAAATCCCTCACCATCATCCACAGAAGTTGCAGAACCTAATGTCAAGTAATTACTTGTATCAGTTCCACTATCACCACTTAATGTTAAACCTGTGGTTTCTAAATAAAGTTTTGTAGTTCTTATATCAAAATCACTACCATCAAATGAAATCTTTTTATTTGCAGCATTATAAATGTGAAATTCAGCAGTACCATTATCACTACCAATTAAAATACCAGCTTGTGCAGGGCTTGCAAATGTTGGTGCACCAACTTGTAGATAAGAATCACTTCCATTATCCACCAATTTCATTCTGTAACTATCTTTTGTTCCAAATCCTATTTGAGATGTAGAACCACCAACCATTGTAAGTCCGTGAGCTGCACTGGTATTGTAACCCAAACTCATTGACTTTTCAGTTGATGATATTTCTATATCTGTCGCATCTAAATGAAATTCATCAGTAGTCATATCAATATTAGATGCTGTAATATCAAGATGGGCTGAAGCTATAGATAAATCTGTTCCATCAAATTTAATATATTCTGTTGAATCACCAACATGGAATTCAGTAGTTCCTGCTTGATTGTGTAACCAAAACCCTGCAGTAGTATCACTAATATTTTCCTTTGCACTTCTAATCGTTCCACCATAGTTACTACCAGTCATCTCAATACCTTGACCACCAGTACTACCGAGTTTCATATATGCTTGAGTGGATGCAGAATAAGCTAATTCAATAGCTCCGTTTGCAATACTCATAGACTTTTGAGTAGATGATAATTGTAAATCACCACTTGCATCTAATTGGAAAGTATCTGTCTTAATATCAACTCCATCATCAAAGATAAAGTAATTACTTGAATCCTTAACAAACTCTGCTTGTGGGTTGTTGGAATCCATACCAATTAGAATACCAGCAGTATCTTTACCCTCATCACCAAAATCATCTTTACTACCCATAACCATATATGCATCAGTTCCGTCTGTTTTTAGTTTTATATCATTAGCACTTCCAGAATTAATTGTTATGAATGGATTTGAGTCTCCTTTTAATACAATCTTTTTACCACCTAAACTCATAGATGCATGAGTGCTAGAAATCTGTACATCTCCGTCACCAGCGTCTAATTCTAATTTTCTTGTTTTTACTTCGAGTTCATTATCATCGAATTTGATGAAATCGGTAGAATCCCCTATAACAAATTCTGCATCAGCGTTATTATTTGCTAACCAAAATCCTTCAGTAGTATCTGCTGCTGATGTTTTACCACTTCTAATAACACCTAATGTTGCACTACCTGTTATTTGTACATCCTTTCCAAGAGTACTACCGACTCTTAGATAAGAAATACCATTACTTGCTCTTCCTAACTTTAATGTTCCATCTGCAAAAGACATAGAATGTTGAGTTGAAGATATTTGTAAATCACCCGTATCCGCATCTAATTCAAATTCTCTTGTTTTAATGGTCAAATTATTATCATCAAATTTAAGATAATCTGTTCCATCACCCACTACAAATTCCGCATCAGCGTTATTATTTGCTATCCAAAATCCTTCAGTAGTATCACTTACACTTGTTTTCCCACTTCTAATTGCCCCTACCTGATCTGAACCAGTAATGTATATTGCTTTAGTTGAGGTTGCCCCAATTCTTCCCCATGAATTAGTTGCATCATATGATTGGAAAATTATATCCCCATCACCAAACGACATTGATTTATTAGTAGATGATATTTTTAAATTACCACCTCCGGCGTTTAATTCTAATTTTTCAAGATTAACACGTAAATCATTTCCAAGATTACCACCACTACCAGTTAAATGAAGATAATTAGTTCCATCTCCAACTCTCCACTCTGCATCTGTAAACCAATAATTGTTATTATTTATATAAATTCCATCTTGTGTTCCAGAAACATTTCTACCAATAGAAATTTTTGCTCCTGTTTCTATTCCACCAGCTAACGTTGCTACATGAAGAATACCGTGAATAGATCCTGTCATTGCATGTAAAGCACCTTTGAAAAATCCATTTTCTGTATAGATACCAAAACCCGGTTCTTCATCTCCGTATAGATATGCAGAACTTAAACCACTTAAATCACCTATTCTTGTTCGTAATTGTAAATCATAAACACCACTACCAGTTCTCTCAACAATATCCATATATGGTGTTGAAATATCATTTGGATTAGCGTTCATTAAAATATAACCACTTGATACATCATCTGCTGGTGCATATACACCAGTTGAAACAAAAACTTGACCTTCTTCATAAGTTTCTGGAGTTGAAACTAATCCCGCTAAAAATTCATTATCTGTATTTATAACATGAACATCTACACCATCACTATGTGCCGCGGCTGTAGTATCATGAAAATCTCTTACAACAACTAAACCACCACCAATAGAATGAGATACAACTTTCATTCTTTCATCATCTATCTTCAATATAGATTGGTTTGCGTAACCTGTACCAGTACTTAAAGTTATGTCAGTTACACTATCATCGATTGCACCATCCAATGTTCCTATAACTGAACCTGTAGATACAGTTTGACCAAGACCACGTTCAACATATATCTCCCCCGCTAATCCATCAGGGTCTACAGCTCCCATATTTGCTGCCGCAATAGAGGCTGAATAAGGTGAACCTGCCGCTGTATATCTTTGTGAACCAGATATATATAAATACTCTACCGTAAATCCAGTACTATTAACCTTTTTAGATTTTAATATTTCACCTGCCCTAAATCCACTTACATTTGCAACACTCATCGTTGTACTTGCTGCTGACATAGATGGAACTCCACATATAATACTACCACTTACATCTTTCAATGACTCAAGTGTTGTTGAATTTGCAACCATTAATTGTCCACCAACAACATTCACACTTTCTTTTTCGAATACAGTAGTTGCTAATGTTCCTCTAATTCTTGCATTTTCAAATTCTGCAGTACCATTTCCAAGTGAACTTATTCTCCAACCTTTAAGTCCAGTTACAAAATCTGATGTTTCTATTGAACCACTAGCCTGTAGAATAAGTCCTACTTCACCTTCAGCAAACTGTTCACCCATACCTGCCGCTGGAATACTTCTAATTTGAGTTCCTGTAAGTTCCCATCCAGCAATTTTATTTCCTTGTCCACCAAACATAGCAAGAACATCGCTAAATCCATCATCATCATGTTCACTTCCAGATGTTGTTCCATCATACATTTTTATACCAAATTCATCTCCCGCGGCTTCACTTATCTCACCAATTCTAACTACTTCTTTATTCGAGGCGTTAAAAATTTGTATTCTTCTATTTGTAGAACTTATATCAAGATTAGTAGTATCTAATTCAAAGTTTGGAACTTTCATAAAGATACCAGATGTTAACATTCTAACATATTGATCGTTAGAAGTTCCAACCGTATAATCAAATTCTGGTGACGTTCCGTCCATTCCCATTATTAATCCAGCAGTAGTTGTTTGGTCAAATGTAGTCTTACCACCAAACTTCAACATCTTATCAGTTCCATCTGCGTGTAAAACTATTGCTCCACCACTCGAAGCGGGATCACCAATACTCATACTTGCGTGTAATGATGAGATTTGAATATTAGAAGCACTTACTTCCATATTTCTTGTTTTTATATCAAGTCCGTCTGTACTATCCCATCTTAAATAATCTTTACTATCTTTTGCTAATTCAAACTTTGGAACTCCTGTATCCATTCCGATAATAATACCAACAGTTGATTTATCGTAATGAGTAAAAGAAGTTTTACTTCCCATAGTCATATATGAATCAGTACCATCAGTTTTTAAAGTAATTGGATTAGTTGTACCTACTTGAACATATGGTGTGGCTGCCCCTTGTAATTTAATTTTACCATCACCAAGGCTCATAGATTTATGGTTTGATGATAATTGTAAATCACCAGTATTCGCATCTAATTCAAAATTAGTAGTTTTAATATCTACACCACTTGAACCATCAAAAATAAAATAATTACCTGAATCCTTAACAAATTCTGCTTGTGGGTTGGTCGCGTCCATACCGATAATAATACCAGCAGTTCCACTTCCCTCGTGTGTGAAACTACTCTTACTTCCCATAACCATATAGTTATCCGCTGTTCCACCCTGTAACGTTATTGAATTTGAACCAGTAGCACCAACTTGTATCTTAGAGTTTGCACCATCTAATGTTATATTAGCCAATGCTCCTGGTACACCACCTAAACTCATAGAAGCGTGTGTTGATGAAAGTTGTATATTAGTAGCTGCTAATTCTAAACCTTGTGAAAGTTTTATGTCAAAATTTGAACCATCATAGGATATGTAATTTGTAGCACTTCCAGCAAATTCGAATTTTGGAACAGTTGAGTCCATCCCAATAATAATACCTTGTGTGGATTGGTCAAAATGAGTAAAGGAAGATTTACTTCCCATAACCATAAAGTTATCATTAGCACCACCTTGTATAGTAACTCGTTTAGTAGCATCTAAACCAACCATTATTTTTGCATTTGCTCCATCCATTACAATCGTTTGGTCATTAAGTGACATAGACTTCTGTGTAGATGAAATTTGTAAATCACCATCGTTTGCATCAAGTTCAAAAGTGGTAGTGTCTATATCAAGAGTACTACCATCCATTTTTAAATGTCCATTAGTTCCTACGAATGAAACCTTTGGTGTTGTACCTGTTACTACTCCAAAAAATAGTCCTGATTCACCATAATTTTTATCTGGAACAGCTACACCTGGTTGTATTGCAATATATGGACTATTATTTCCACCTTTCATATATATTTCTTGGTCTGTTCCCAACGACATTGAAGCTTCTGGAGAAGATAATTTAAATCCTGTTGCACTAATATTCAAATCAGTAATATTAAGATCAACATCAGAACCAGTAATTGCAAAACTTCCATTTTCAAATACTATACCACCATCTGCATCACCAAAACGGAAATTACCATCCCCATCCATATAGATACCACTACCAGTAGCTAAACTAATAAAGTCTGCATCTGGTCCCATTCTAAATGTTGGTGTATCCTTACCTTCGATAATAATTTTACCCCGTGGATCTGCTGCGGTGTGTCCAAAACTCATAGAAGATTCTGCCGTAGATACTTGAATGGTTGATGCAGAAACTTCAAGTTTACGAGAAGCTAAATCAATTTCTCCACCATCGAATTTTATATAATCAGTTGTATTACCAACATGAAATTCTGGGTCTGTATCATTATTTGCTAACCAAAATCCAGCAGTTGTTGATGTTGCAGATGTTTTGCCTGTTGCTATATATCCATAATCTGCGTGACCTTGTAAAGTAATTTGTTTAGTAGATGTTGAACCCACCGTAACTTTACTATTTGCTCCATCAAGTAAAATTTTCCCCTCACCTAACGACATACTTGCATTAGTTGAACTAATTTCTATATTAGTTGCATCTAATTCTAATGAACCAACTTTAACATCAAACACATTTGATGTTGCATTATATTGTATATGGTCTCCACTTGCACTACCAATTAATAAATTAGAGTCTCCATCTACATAAAAACCATTACCACTATTATAAGCAGTTGGTGGTGTTCCCCCCATTGCAATCTTACCACTATTCGTGGCTGAATCTATGACGAGTTGAGTTGTTGCTAAATTAAATGTATCACTTTTTATATCAATTGATTCGGCTGATGCGTCAAACTTAAAATAGTTAGTAGCACTTCCATAAAGTAAGAAATCACCAGTACCATCCATATAGATACCTTTATTAGTGCCTGTAATACTTGTATTTGGTGTTGAACCAAGTGAAATATATCCACTATTAGTTGAACTATCTATATCTAAATTTGCTGTATCAAGTTTGAAAATGGCTGTTTTTATTTCTACACCATTATTCGTATCATATCTTAAAAAATCTTGTGCTCCATCACCAACATAGAATCTTGGATTTCCACTATTATAACCCAGTTGGATTCCTTCACCTGCAAAAGTATGAGTGTTTATGGATATTTCTGCATTGTCTCCGTTTGCATTAAGTCTGATTCCTGCATCACCTGAACTTGCAAGGTTCGTTGAATTAATTGTCCATCCACCAATATAACCAGCAGTTGCAGTAACCGTACCTGCCATTGTAACATCGCCTGCATTAGTAAGATGAAAATTAGAAGAACTTATCTCTATGTTTCCATTGGATCCACTAACATATTGTGATTGTCCACCTAAAAAGAATCGCGGGGCCTCTAACCGAATACTACTACCACTTAATGTAGTTGCTCCTGTGCTATAAATTGCTAAATTTCCACCACTTCCACTAACATAATTTGAACTATCACCGAGGTAGAAATCCGGTGCCTTTAGAGTTATTGAACTACCACTTATATGTGCATCTTGTGTTTGTATTGATAGAGATGAACCATCAAATTTTAAAAACTCAGAAGAACCGTCACCAATATAAGCTCTTGGTGTTCCACTATTATAATCTAATTGTATTCCCTTTGAACCAAAAGTTGCACTGCCAATAACCAATTCCTTAGCTGAAGAATCCATATACATACCACTTTGTGATATTTGAGTGGAATTAATTGTCCATCCACCAATAGATGCAGATACGAATCGTGCAAGTCCAGTTGCAGATATAGAAGATGATGCATTTAGAGTAGTTGATGCAACTCCACCGATTGTAGCAGGTGTCTTAATACTATTAACCGTAATATCACCTTCAACCGTCAAAGTATCATCTATGAATTGTAAATAATTTCCACCACCTTTATCACCTAATAAGATAGCAGAACCCGTAACTAATCCACCAGCAGAAACTTTAAATCTACTTGATGAAATAAATGATGCTGGATCTGATGTATCTGCGGAAGCAGATATTCTCCAATATGGTGAATAAGCTAATGATGCACTTTCTATATCTGCTCCACCAATTCGTCCAGTAGATGCTGTTATCTGTCCTTCAAAAACTGCTCCACTTGCAAATAACACACCACTTTGACTTACAGAAAAATTAGGACCAAACTTAACATAATACTTTCCAGATGTTGCTGTATCTCCCTCACTCGGTGTAAAATCTATATAATATTCATCTCTTCGGAGATCAAATGCTGCTGAAGTATCACTACCAGGTCCCTTTGTAGTATGATAAAGTGCTGCACCTACTGCGTCTAATGTTGCGTTACTACCACTTAACTTACCATCTACAATTTGCCAATCACCAATGTTACCTGCATCGGCTGTAATAGTTCCTTGCATTACAACATCACCATCGGGCTGTACATGGAAATTGGATGAACTTATTTCTATATTATTTCCACTACCACTTATAAATTGTGAATTTTCATTACCAACAAAGAATGCATCTGCTCTAATATCAAGATCACTTGGATTGGTTCTATATCTCAAATAACTTGTAGAACTACCAAATAATTCTAATCCAACTCCATCATATTCATCTGTTATATCAGATAAAACAGAACCACTCCACATCATAAATCCAGGTCCACCAGTTCCTGCCGAACCACTTGTAAATCCAAGATAACCAATAGACCGAACAAATCCAGAACCAACTCCAGCCATTTCTATACCACCACCAATAGCATTTCCAATAAACATAGAACCACTTAATACATTATCATCCCCAAGTATGTAAGAATTTCCACCTTGGAATGTGGATGCACTTACATGAGATATTGTATCTGCTATATTATTGTTTACATCATAAAACTCTGCTATAAATTCATAATCATCTGGTCGTTCTTGTGAAAGTGGTGGAACTGGTGCAACTACCCTAATCCAATCAGGAGAAAATCCTGTATCTGCTACAGGAGTTATAGATACATCAGAAATATTCCAATAACCTGACGGTGCACCAAATTGTAAAACTGCAGTTCCATTTCGTAGTGGTTGAAATACTTCTTCAACTATTCCAAAATCTAATCTCTCCGAAACAGAATCAGGAATTGTTAAAAATCCGCCTTTCGATTCTCCTGGAGGAGTCATTTGATATCCAAAGTCACTTCCATACTCATGATTGGATTCAAACGCAGATCCCGATAAAAATATTCCGAGTTCTGCCTTATTTACAGTATTACCATCACTATCAACTGTTTTAAGTGACTTTCTGCCAACTATTCTTGCCCTAACTGCATATTCTATATCTTTAACAAATGTTATTGGTAAAGAACCTGTGGTTTGGGCCTTTAATATTGAATTTTCTGCGAGACTTGATCCAGATATATATACCGAATCAAGTAAAATACTTGAATCTCTGGTTAATGTAGTATTACTTCCACTCTCCCAATATGTATTAATCACGTCCTGAGTATCAAAGTAACCAATTCTACGAGAACCGGCTGGACTATAAATATCATATAACAACTCTGGACTTTCTATCGGAGTATCTGCTATTTGTTCAAAATCACCAAACGCATCTTTATTACGAGAATATAATTTTACTCTATGAACATCACCAGAAAATGTTCTCATCTTAGATATTCTTACATCTGCAAATGAACGGAAATTAACCGTACTCGTTGAATGAGTAGGTGCGGGTTGAAATGACATTGTATATGCCGTATTATCAAGTGGAACTATTACATCTCTCTGTGTATTTCCTTCTGGATATCGTGTATCTGTTATAACAAATTCTTTAGTAGGAATTAAAGTTGATTCATTTTTAACATCTTTAATGGTAGTTTCAAATGTTCCAGGAAATTCATGATATGATTCTGTTACAAATGTTGATTTTGGCTGTGGGTTATTTACTTTAAAGGTTGCCCCAATGTGTCTTGCATCAAATCCCACCTCTCCACTATCAAGGTTTATTGTAAATTTTTCTACTTCAGGAGATGACCGTCTTACCCGTCTGCCTCTACTATTAAATCCTGCATTCTTTCCACCGCCACCATATATCTTTGAAGTGTATGAGTTCTGTAGTTGTTCTACAAACGCGCCTGGTGCTTCTTCCTTTATGGGGGAAGTACCTACTGTTCCTGGTAATGGATCTCCCGATACTGTTCCTATACTTTGAGTTACAGAACCAGTAGGATAAGTAGTTGTTACAAACCCCTTTACAATTTCACCAACCCACATTGATGGTTGTTTATAAAAATAAATTGGTTCAGTATTTACACCAGCCCCACTAATATAAATTTTAGTATACCAACGAACATTATAAATGTCCAACCATTCTACTGGAACATCAACTTTATCTGGACTCAATTCACCAACAAAATACATAGTGGCATCACCAAATAAATCAGGATCATCATACACTTCAATAGAGACTCTACGAGATGTTCCTTCAAGATAATTAGGTATTGCCTCTGTATAAACTACCTTACCACTTGCATCATTTACTATTTCAAATTTTAATTCTACATTGTCTTTTAATAACGGAGAACCACCTACTAAAAATGAACTTCGGCCTTGAGTGATAATATCTGGAACTTCAACAACATTAAAATATTGTGAAATTGGCGCACTATCATCAATAAAGACATCTAAATCTTTTAATCCTTGATATCTGTTATAACGTCTTAATACTGCCAATGAATTCTCCCGAATAGATTTATTCATTAATAAATATCAAAACTGGAAATTCTTACTATTTATTGTATGTATAAAGTAAGGATAATATCGGTATGAAGAAGAAATATTCTTTTACAATAGAAGATAGACTAATGGATTGGTTTAGGCTCTATGTTAGGGAAGAGAGCACAACTATGAGTGGTGTACTTAATCAACATATTTTAAGTTTGAAAAGGGAACGGGAAGGACGCCCCGCTCCAAAGAATGTGTTACATTCTAACTAAATTTAGAAGGTAAAGTAATATTACTAAAACCATTTATTTTAGTAATTTCAAGAAGTGAATCAACTGTATCTCTCATGGATTCAATATGAGATACAATAAATGCGAATTGGAATTGAGATTTTAGATATTGAAATAACATATAAACAGAATTAAGATTATCTGAATCCATATTACCAAATCCCTCATCAATAGCTAAGAAATTAGCACGTGGTAAATTACAGACATTGATTAAACCAACTCTCATTGCAAGAGAAGATATAAATCGTTCCATACCACTACTTAGCTCAAGAGGCCAGACATTATCTTCATCGTAAGCAAGATAAGTATTGATGTTCTTACCATCCATTTCTAATACGATACCAAAATCTACCATTTGTGCAAGAATATCATTGACCTCACCCTCAATAGTAGGAAGTGCTTTTTCTATAAGTTCGTATGGAACACCATCTCGTTTAACGGCATCCATATAATATTCATAAGCCTCATATTTGGTTTCTAAATCTTCCACCTTGTTCATGGTTTCCACAATAGTTTTCTTCTTAGTTTTATTAATTTGTATTTCACCATGAATAGTTTGTATTTTATTATCTATTGTTTCAACTTGATAATCTAAATCATCTACAGAATTTTTAAGATTGTCAATTTCTTCTTCTACCTGTTTATTATAAACAATATCATTTTTACTTTCATGATATTTTTCTATTCTTTCTTCAGTAAGTGTAATCTGATGAAGTGTATTTTTCTTTCTTTCTTTTAATAAAACTTCTTCTGATTCTAATTTATTTTGACTTATATCAATATTTTTTAATGCTTCCATTGACCTATCATAACCAACTTTACTATCATGGATATTTCCCATATCTTCAATTTGTAAATCAAGATAATCTAAATTAGAAACGTATTCACCTGCCATCTTTTTATCTTCATCTAACTTCTCATTAGTTGCAATTGCATCTAATGTAAAAGGATTACTCATACAAAAATCACAATCTTCATCCCATTCTAAAATACCAAGTTTTTCTATCTTATCTAATTTATTACGAACATCAATTTTAAGTTTATCTATTTCAATTCTTAATTCTTTTTTGTCATCTTCTAAAGTTATTAAATCAAGATATTTTTTATTAACATCTTTATCAACATAATCTTTAATTCTATGCTTTAACTCAACGATTTTAGATTTATTTTCTTCTTTAGTTGCACCCAATGAACCCAGTCGTATATCCATTGATTCAAGTTGACTTTCATAATCTACTTTATCACTACTTAATTTTTCAATATCAATAATAGATTCATCTACGGGTCGTAACCTTTTAGTTAAATTTAATGTCTGGTCTCTAAGTTCTCTTTTTCTTGTTGTCAATGTTCTCTTTTGGCTTCGTAAATCTTTCTGAACTAATTTATATTGACTATCAGTTTTTTCTATATCTGCCAAATCCACATCATAATCTGTTTTCCTAAAATCCTTTAATATGGCTGAAATATCTGATATCTCTTCATGGGCTAAAGTATAAAGTTGATCAAAGATTCCCATTCCCATAAACTGAGCTAACAAGTCTTTTCTTTCTTTTTGTGTCTTGTCTATGAATACTGTAGAATTGTTTTGTAGTGATAATGCTGTTAAAACAAAATCATCATAAGAACCAATTACTCTACGAATATTTGCATTTGTAGTTCTTCGTTGGTCACCATTCAAGGAAACTTTGTCATCACTATCATCAATCATCCAAAAATCTACATCTACCTTTACTTTGCCATTTTTTAATCTCTTACCTTTTCTCTCAATATAATATTCAGTTTCGTTTATCTCAAATCCTACTTTACAATGAAAAGAACCTTTCTTATTATTCAATATTCTATCGGCCTTGTAAGTTCGAGCTGATGTATCAAATAAAGCAAACGAAAGAGAATCTAATAACGCTGACTTACCACTCGCGTTCGGTGCGAATAATCCAATTATTCCATTCAATTGTGTGAAATCTACTACATTATCTTCACCATAACTGAACATATTAGACCACTCAAACTTTTTGAGTTTCCAAAATACATTACGAGAAATTTCTTCTACTGGAAGTTGATTATTCAGTTCTTCATTAATATCTTTTATCTTTAAGAAAATCTCATCATCAACAATATGATTTCGTTTTATATAATCTTCTATTAAATCATATTGATAATCGGGGTTGGTCATATCTCCAACATCTACCATTTGACCATCACGAACTCTCTCTGTCAATCTGTCCGTTCTATTTACTACTATCTCCTTGATACCATATACTGTCTGTATTTTGGCCAATGCCCTCTTTAGCTGTACTGAGTCGGTATTGGATACCCTTACTCTTAACCTGGCCTTTTTTGGCATATCATCCACATCTGGAACTACACCATTATCAACATCTAATGTATAATACCCAAAATCATTATGAACTGGAATATATGTAGATTTTCTTTTTGGAACATCCCATAGTAAATATCCGTGATCTAACCCTTCACCATGATTTTGTTGAACTAATGAACCACAATAAGAAATAGTTTCTTTCTTATTTAAATGTTGTCGTTTGTGTATATCACCCAATAGTCCTAAATCATAACCTCTAAACTTAGCAATCTTTACTTTTGATGGTAATCTAAATCCTAAATCAGTTTTTGATTGGTCTACCGTTCCGTGAAATAATACAATTTTTGTCTTACCTTCTACATCTTTTGCTAATGGGTAATCCTTTTGATTATCCCAAACGTCCCATACTACAAATGATACATCAGCACATTTATATACACCTGTATTCTTTAAATAATGTAAATTTGGATGATTAAGATTTTCTACGATTGGTGTTAAACAATCTAAACGACTTAAATTGTTTAAATTACAATCGTGATTTCCTGCAATAATTATTGTTGGAACTATATCAGATAAGTTTTTGAATAACCTCGATAATTGGTCAATCAACTCAGGTGACATTTCTGTTTTAGAATGAGCTATATCACCACCAATATATGCTACGGCATTCTCTGGGTTTTCTTTGACCTTTTCGTATAAACGATTGAATACTTCTTCGTATTCTTTGTGTCGTTTAAGATTTCGGATTTGGATATCCGATATGTGGTGAATGTGTTTAAGTTTACGAAATGGAACTTTTAAAACATTCGTCATATATTAATACTCTTTTTTATTTTACCATTCAGCTTATATCTCATTAAGTCTGAAAATTTCATTTTCTCTGTTTCTTTTAATAGTGGAATAACCTTCTCAAATCCCAAGTCGGATGGGTCTTTTTCAGGTAAATTAACAAAATATACATCGATATTATTTTTCATAAATCCTTCAACCATTTTTAGAGAGTCTTGAAAAGCATCTCTGTCTAAAGATATATATACCTGTTTTACCTTTTTCTCAATAATCTTTCGTCTGAGATTTGATAATATTGTTTTTCCGAATAATGGGATGGCATTTCGTTTTATTGCTATGGCATCAAATGGGCCTTCACATAAAACTATTGGTTCATCCCAATTTATAAATAACTCAAATCCAACAACATCTTTCGGTGTCGGTGAATTTCTATATTTCATTTTACTTTCAAATATGTCTCGTCCTACAAAAAAATTTAACTGTCCATCTTCATCATAAGACGGAATAATAATTCTGTTTGTGTATAACCCCTCATCACAATAACCAATCCCATACTTTAAAATATCTTCATATGTTATCCCTCGTTTTTGCAAATAAGATATCGTGTGTCTGTATACTGGAGATGGATGTTTATATGATAAAGATAAAAATTCTTTTGGTAATTCTACTTGTTTATTTTTCTTTTCACTATCGTCATTTCGTTTCTTATATGGCTTGTCACCTACAATAGTTCCAAGTTCTGTAAATTGTTCTCGTGTAGCATTTAACTTTTTAAATAACTGAAATAGATTATGACCGCCCGCATTAGAAACCCAACAATGCCATTTACCTGTAACTATATTAATTTGTAATTTAGGTTTGTGATGTGAAACAAACGGACTCCAATACATATACTCATTTTGTTTCTTGAGTTTTTGTCCTTTTGAACCTATTGTTCTATCTACAAGATATACTAATTTACTTGAATCCATTATAAACTACTCGGCTGTAACTTGCCTGGTAACCAAGTACCATCTTCTGATTTATTATAAATACTTAAAAGTTTATCTCTCCATTCAATTTCACTCGAAAATTTTGATAAATATGATCTAAGTTTCTCTAAATAAGTATCTCTTTCTTTTACTGAAAGTTCTTTTATTTTAGCAACTTGAGTTTCAAATTGTTTAACAGTATTTGCCCTAAATGGATAATCCATATCTTTACACCAATCTTTACTTATTATTGGTATTTTACCATAATCTACTGCTTGAAAAATACTATATCCAAATGGTTCTTTTACATATGCACCATGAAAAATACCCCATTTAGAACTTCCATAAAATTTTTCAACTTTTCCTCTTGAATACGGGTCTACTGTTACATTATTAAATTTTATTTTCTTTTTAAACATACTTTCCCAATAATCAATAACATCACTTTTAGTAAGAGCAATCGATTTTATATTTTGTAAATAATGAAAGTTTTTCCTTGCCTCTGATCTTGCAGCATATCCAACAACATTACTATCTATCGCCTTTAAATTATGTTTAAACTTATAAAAATTTGGAATGTGATGATCACTCTCGTCTCGTTCATTTACTCCTATCCAAACTGTTTCTTTAGCAATCTCATTTAATCCCTCATGAAATTCTATTCTTTGATTCTGACCAAATCTTTCTCTTGACCTTCTATGATAGAAATATTTTCTAACTACTCCAGAAGTTTCCCCCTGTGAACTATGACTTACAATACTATCAATATTACCGTATTTTTCAATAACCTCTTTATTTTTTCTTCCATGTGCCGCCGCAAGCGGACAAGATAATAAATGAACCCTTTTTGCATTTTTTATTATCTTATCAGTATATTTAGGAGTGGGTAATGAAAAATAATTTTCTAATTGTAATCCTGGATATTTCCATTCATACTTGTGTTCTGTTCCTGGTCTATCTGTAATTGACACAACTGATTTTGCATATTTTATCCAACCGGGGGAACTTTCTACCTCTATAATAAGAATAGGTTTAACTCTTAAATGTGGAACTACATATCTAATCCAGTTATCAACCCAGAACGACACTCCACCTACTGAGAAATCTCCTACTTCTGATGTTACATATACATCATACTCCTGGTCAAAATTAACCATATGTTCTCAATTTCATCATTACAATATATTCATCTCCAAACTTTGTAAAATTAGAACTCTTTGGATAATTAGTAAATTCCACTGATTCCACTATATCATCAACTGCACAAGTTGTTAATTTTCTCTCATTGTATAGATTCCAAAATGTATCTGAATCTGGATTATTTTTTTCTATCGGATTACTGAGATTTAACTCATCAATTAAATCTCCATGCTGTCTAATAAATGACCTTGAAACTGAAAATACTTTTAATTTTGAAATTTCTTCCTCCAGAAATATATCTACTGCATAACTTATCGGTACATATTTATCAAGTAATTTTTTCACACTATTTTTATTAATAACATATGCATGTGCTCCATACCTTGAAACTCCAAACTTGGGAATTACTAAATTTTCTGTAACTTTTTCTCCTGGTACTTCTTGGGTTTTCTTTCCCAAAAATACAACATCCCAATCATTTAATGAATTTATCTCATCAAGTAGTGTTTGAAATTCAATTCGTGGGTTTCCAAATTCTGGATCCATTTGATTTCTTACAATTTCTCTTGTAAGAAAAATATCATCCTCTAATATTAAACACGTATCAAGACCACTCTTTAAAAATTTTTTCCATGCCTTAATATGAGATAAACTACAACCTATAATATTACGAGTCAATACACCATTTGGATCATAATATTCTGTATTAAGTAATCCATCTTTGATTAATTTTCTTACCTTTAACTTTTGTCCGTCAATAGCATCCACAATTTCATAATCAAGTCCTCGTAATGTTTTTTCCATTTTATCCCGTCTTTCTTGTCGAGATTTTAAATTGATTACATAAGTCTTATCAAATCCTATATCAGTAGACATATTCTATTTTATTAACTTTAAAAATTCATCTAATTCTATAGTAACATAAGTTTTACTTCTATTTCTTTTAAATATCAAAACTGGAGGGTAATCACCACTATTGGACTCGGCCTGTTCTAATGATGACCAAATACTTAATTTTTCTTGATTTTTACATTCAAATGAATATGGGATTAATTTACGGGCAGCAGGGGATAAAACTATATCCTCTCCACTCATTCCCATAATCTGTGAACGAATATCATCGGGTTCTAATTTATCTGAAAAATGTTCGAGAAGTACATCTCGTATTTTGTTTTGTAATCTTCGGCCTTTGGCCTTACCTGAGCTTGTTTTCATAACCTATAATAAGTATAACCCTGTTTTGTCAAATTAACTAAATTTTTGCTTCCATTTTCTACTATATTCTTTCCGTGCCCAACTTTCTGCTTTTTCTTCAAATTCGTTGTCATCGTGAAAATCACCACCTTTATCTTCTGCATCTTGTCCTGCTTCAGTGTAATCCTTTTCGTATTTTCTCCATCCCATTTTTTTTCTATCTGTTGCGTGGTCTATTTCGTGTAATACTGTGATTATAAATTCCTTAACTGAAGGATAACTTTTTCTTAAATTGATTACATCTTTAATCCAATCGTAATCTGCTTTATTTTGACCTCTTACTTTACCAAATTTAACTTTAGAACGGAGATTATAATGTTTGACTAAGTATTCTGCAGTATCATGATAATCAATTCTTTCTACAAGTAATGATTTGAGCTTTATCATTAGAACACATCTCCTGACATAGCATCTTCTATTGCCTTTTTAATATGTTTATTAGTTACATCAACTTCACCGTCCATATCTGCTTTCCATACTTCTTTTTTTGATCCATTATGGAATAATGCTAATGATGGATAATTTCGTATTCTAAGTTTCTTAACAACTTTTTTAACTTCTGAATGGTCAACTACATAAATAACACACCCTTCAAATCCTTTTATTCCATCAAATAATTTTGTATCAAGAGCTGCAAATTGATATTGTGCTGTAAAATGAACAAGTACAAATCCTTTTGCCATTTTCTTTTTAAAATTATCATCGTTTAATGTTGATATTGGTGATTTGGGTTTATCTTGTGCGTTTACTACGTTTCCACACAATACAATTGCTATTCCAATTCCACATAACAATTTAAAACCCCACTTAATTAATTGTGTTTTATTCATAACTATTTATCCCTCTTGGTTGCCAATTTAATTCTCAGGTCGGTTACTGTTTTTTCAAGTTCATCAATTGCCTCTTCATATTCATCTAATTTATCATAAACTTCATCCATATCTTCTTGAAGAGAACCTACTTGGTCTTTGTATTGTTCATATGAACGAGGCCAGTTATATCCTTCTGGTCTTGATGGGTATTCTTGTTCATATATGTTACCAATCTTAGGTAACTCTTTTGCTTCTTGAATATCTGCTTGTAACATATACCACATTCCAACTAATGATGCAATTCCTGTTGCTGCAGCTACCATTGTTTGTACTGATAAAGTAAACTTGGTATTTAATACTGCCTCTTCACTTAATTCTCTTGGCTGTGCCACTACTTTTTCCTCTACAATTTCTTCTTTTTCTTCATGCCGAGTATTTAACATCGCATCTGTTAAATCCGCGACGGTAATTATACCCATTTCAATTAGTATGTCCCCTAACTTCCTATCATCTCCCTGTACTTGTTTTTGGATGGCCTTGGCGAGCTGTCTCTTTGTAATAACATCTGCCTCCATCAGGAGTTCGCCTAATCTTTGTCCATTTTTTGCCACTTTTTATCCCCATCTTCTTTTTTTTCTGAGATGTTTATTCCATCTCTTTTTATTAAATCCCTTTTTCCAAGATTTACCACCTTTATGAAAAACAATTACTCTTGGACCAGAATGTATACCCCACCTATAACTCATAGTAAATCGTGGGTCTGACCAATAATGTCCATGTCCATCTACATAAATATTAACTACTTTTGTAGAATCATTAATAACTATTTGTTTATCTGGTTTTCTATGATGTTCGTTGGAATGTCGTTTATATCCAAGTGTACTTCCAAGATTAAAACAAAGTATACCAACTAACATAATTTCAAATACTCCTGGCATCTTCTATCCCCAAATAATTCCGTATGTTAATACTGAGAATCCAACGACTGGAAGAGCTAATACTCGTTTTCCACCCCACCAAGGAATATCATATCCTAATATATGCCATTTAAAATCTACAGGTTTCCATATAGTATTCTTATTAACATAGTTAAGTGCGAACTCATATAAACAAGTTCCAATCAACCAAGAACCTACACCCAGCAATAAAAACTTTTTAAGTGTTATATCTAAAAAGAACGCAATAATCACAGTTCCCCAAATACCAATATTTTCAAATATTCTCCACGCATGATAATCGAATATACCCTTTTCACCTCTGTTAAATTGATGACAAATAAGTTTATTTGACTTTTTTCTTGCCTTAGTTGCCCATGTAAATCCTTCCGAAACTCCTTCGGATGTCCAATATAGTATAATTGATAAACAAAATAAAATTTCTAATATCATTTAATTATCCTCACAACATTTACAATTTTTACAATCACAATTTTTACAATTACATTCTTTACAGTCACAATTTTTCATTATTTTTCTCCTTTTTTTAAAATCCTACAAACTGATAATTTAACCCAACTTTAATATCATAGGCTGGTCTTTCCCAATAATCTAAATATTTTCCTTCGGCGTAGAATCCTAAATTCTCTTTTAATTTGAATCCAATTACTGCACCGAAATCATAATCCATCCAAATTTCTGTTCCCGCTTCTAAAAATTCAAAGGCCTCAGGTTCTTTTCCATCTTCATCGTGTTCTTTCCACGCAATTGCGTTATGATAAGAATACTTATCTAACCCATAATGGTAAGGATATACACTTCCCCAAGCGTGTATCCAAAAATTCTCTGTGTATTGATACCAATCTAATCCAAGTGATACTGATATTTCTCTTTGACTTCCCAATCCTTTTAACTGATTATCAAACCAATTTTCTAATAATCCTGGAAAATGATATTGATAAAATTCTCTATCGGACATTGCCATTAGATTTCCATCCACATCAAACCATCTCCAATCATATCCTACCCAACCAACATATTCACCCGTTCCATTATCATAAATACCAAAAGATGCCCCATCTGGAGAACCATCACCATCAGAATCTATACTATATGATCTATCATCTACACCAAATTCATCTTCTGCGAAATCCCACCAATCTGAAGAATACCAAGTACTATCAAGAACAGTTGGTGCGAATCCGTATGCTGGATGTGTTCTTGCTCCTACTCCAACTGAAATATTAAAACTACCATTTTCAGTAATAAATTCTTTTCGTAATCTTAAATCACCTTGACCATATCTTAAATCTTCCATTTCAAAATCTGAATATTTTAATTTAAGAATAAACCAATCACCAAGATATCTTAAAAAATATTCTTGTGATTTAAACTTCTCTTCCCACTTACGGTTTTCTTCGTATTTTATTAAATACTCAAATCCTTTAACTTTACCAATGGTTGCGGCTTCGTTAGGACTTACTTCATTTCCTTTATACCAATCTCCACCTACACCAGCATTCTTAACACCTCGTTTTGGTTCGTAATTAAATCGTGCAATTTTTCGTATTCCAAATGACAAATCAAAATCTGGTTCTAAATCCATTTCTTTTTTATGAACTTGTAGTTCACCATTTAACCAATTTTCCATTCCCGTTTCAGGGTCAATCATTGAAAGTGAATATCTATCATCTTCCCATTTTGGTGAAGATAGATTGAATCCGGCATAAACTGTGGAATACTTAAAAAAGTTTACTATAAGATCTTGAGCAAATAACGAAGTTGATAAGAGCATTCCAATTAACAATCTTTTCATTTTTATCTCCAGTTTAGAATTATTTTATAACTATAAATATTAATTTTTTACAGAAATCTCATCTGCTACTGCATGAAGGCTTTGCTTTTCCTTTTTAGTAAGTTTATCAGTTGATTTTGACAAATAACCTTTTTTTCTCCCTTCCTCAAAACAAGGATCACACATAGATCCAGAAGATAATTTTTTTTCTAATGTTAAGTCTTTTAGTTTTTCGTTGGGAACAACCATCTTCGTTCCTCTATCAGTCATATAAAATACTGTCCTTGTTATTCCAACTCTCACGATTCTGGCTTCTCTTCCGCTTATATAGATAATATCATCATTATTAAAATTATTACCCATAAAAACTTGCATCCCTTGAATCATATTTATAATTGATTCCTTAAAAAAGAAACCCAATCCAAATGTAACTACTATCCAACCATAATGCCCTATGAGTTTCTCAATAAGACCTTGCGCCTGGGCGTCCATTGTTATTTCTCCAGTTAATTAATTATACTTTTAGTCTACTATAAATATAATATATACTGTGAATTAAACATCAAACCTTAAAACAAAAGACATAGCTAAATCATTTTCATTTCTAATAGGTCTTGATGTTCTACCAACAACCAACAGATCATTATTATCATTATACAAACCAATAGTAGTAACATATGGTTGAAATTGTGAATGTGTAACAAAATTTTCTACAAGTTGAGTGGCCTGGTAGCTCGATGAAAATGAACCAGTTGAATTATAACCACCACTTGGATTATCTCCTGGTGGAAAATAATAACGAGGTTCTGCTCCTTCTACAACTGTAACACTACCACTTCTCTGATAAGTAAGACTTACATTTCTGGAAGTATTAAATTGTCCTGGATCCGCTATAACTGTATATTCATGTTGATAAATTGTATGAGTTGATCTGTAATCTATTTCAAATCCATCTGTTCCAGTTCCTTGTCCAACATCTTTATAAGAACCTGTATCAGTAATTACTATCATTCCCGTATCATAAAATACATTTCCTACAACACTTCCACTACCTTCTGATGTCCATGATTTATTTGGAAATTTAAAACTACTACTTTTAAAGGCCGCATAACTTGATGAATAATTCCAATCATAAAGATTACCATCTCCATCATCCTTAATTGTAAAAGTTATATCTGTGCTATTGTCTGTTACAGTAACTGATTTAGGTTTTATTTCCTCACCAAACAAATCTTGTGGAACTGAAATAACAGAGCATGAATCGTGTAAAAGTCTATATTGTTTGTTTGGATTTGTTGGACCATAACTTAGAAATGGTTCTTTTCTTCCAGATGATTTAGGAAGTTTTGGATTTTTACTAAATCTTTCGTAATAAAGATTGTTTATGGAATAGTAAAGTGGTAAAGAATAATAAGTTCCACAACTATAAGGTTCTTTTTTAAAGCTTGCAGATAAAGAATTATAAACTCCAAAACTTTGAGATGCTGCAGAAGCTGTTGTAAAATTATGGTGACTTCCACTAACCCCCCTTAAACCATATACACCACTTCCACTATCTACATTAGTAAATTGGAATCTTTTGTATGTTTTAAAAGGTTCAATGGAAACGTCTTGCGGATGGACATTTCTTAACATAAAGTTTGCCCCCTATCAATTAAAAGTCAAGTTTAACTTTTATAAGAGCTTCCCTCGAATAAGATTTAAGAACTGGTTGACTCAATTTAGCAACTGCCAATAATTCATTTGCATCATTGTAAAGACCAACAGTTGTAATATATGTTTTTGGATCTTTAAAGAATGTAGCATTTGTAAATGTACCATCAGATGCTGTGAAAAAAGTTGGATTATTACTAAAATTAAATTCTTTATTTCCTGCTCTACAGAAAAAATGAGTGGAAGAAAGTCTTTCTTCTCTACGGGCTTGAAATTTACCACCTTGTATTATTGAATTAAGAAGTTTATGTGAATTATCAGCATTTGTATCTGATGTAGTAACTGTAGTAATATCTGCCACTAAACTATCCAGTTGAGCTGCATTTAATACAAGCAACCCTAAATCAGGATAAAATAATCCAATTCCACCACCGGCCTGTGATGCGGCTGCTGTTTTTGTAGAAGTAGTACCACTTTGGATTGAACCGCTCACTACATTAAATACTCTACCACCTATTCCAGAAGTTGGATTAGTAGTAGCTCCACTATCATCAATTAATTTAACGAGATTTGCTCCACTATCTAACCAAAGTTCCCAGTTACCTGGATCTAACCTTTCTCTCATTCTTGCCCGTTTCAATGAAATAGCGTAAAAATGTTTAGAGGTTGTATCTCCTGCATATGTGAATTTATCTACATTTGGACCCAATAGTAAATTAACAAGTTGTGCGTGAATTGCAGCGGAAGCTCTATTACCAGTTGCTGATCCTCGTGTTCCTTTTGAACCACTACCCTCAAGGTGTCCATAAGTAACAGAATATTGAATTTCTGCCTCACTATCTGACGCCGGGTCTGTTTTATATGCATCATAAAAATATAATCCTGTACTTGAACTCTGTGCAGACTGGCTATACGCGGTAGATAATGTATTTACTCCCGTACTCCAAATACCAGAAGATATAGTAGACTTAATATTCTTTACTACATCATTTTCTGCGTTAAATAATTTAAATGCTCCTGATAATGCCATTGTTACTTCTCCTTATATAGTTCTTCTTAACTCACGTTTCCACGATTATGGGGGATTGAATTATCCACTCCCACCACTTGGACTTCCTTGATCAGTCTTATTAACAGTTACAGTTAAAGTAGTCGTTGCTCCAGTTTGATTACCTACAATAGTAATCTGAGTAGATTTTTGAGCTGGACTTGAAAATGTCTGTGGAAGTACTCTTGCTGTCAACCCACTTACATTCTGACTTTGCGTCAATTCTTCATCACTTAAAGTAACAGGTACTAACGGTGCAGATGGACTTGGTGCTGCAGTTGCAACTTGAAGTGTTGCCACCGTAGTGTCATGTAAAATAAAAGTATATCCCTGTTCAGAATCAGTTGAATTTAATGTTCCGGGTTGTATTAATTCACCATTTCCACCACCTTGACTGAAATTCATAGAAGCTACCGCAACATCAAGAATAGGTAATCTTGATGTTTCTTTTGGTAAAGTTACAAGTTTATATTTCATAACTTGTGTTTCATCTGCTACTGGTTCTAGCAAAGGCATATTTTCTATAACTGATCCATAATAGTTAGTTCCATTGGGATGTGATGTATCCCAAAGACGATAATCTATCTCGTCATCTGCTATTGCAAATTTTGTTACTGCAAATTCGTTTCTACCTCTTGATAACAGTTCTCTACCACGCTTGGTAAGAACTGCATCTATCGTAATAGTTGTATTATTAAGAAATCCCATTTTTGTCTCCTAAATATAGATTTTTTTTGTTTTTAAACTGGAGTTTAAATTTGATAGTGAATAAAACTTTCTCACTTATAAATATATCAAACTCTAATTTTTCGTAGTTTTACTTAACTTTAAGCTTAGATTCTCCAGGTTCTGATGTTACTAATGTAGTTGGTGAAGTTACGATTATGGAAACTGGTTCTTCTAAATCTAAAGTTGTCTTTTTTGTCTGTTGACACCCTAAATATGCCAATCTAAAAAATGCGTTATCATATCCAACACTCCGTTTATCACTTCTATGTAATGACCGAGAAGAATAATTTCTTCGGTCTGTATCCCAAACGTATCCGTGATCTGCTAAAGCAGTGTTAGAAGATGCATAGAAAAATTTATATTCATAATTGTGTTCTGAAAGTACTGATCCAGTTACATTTGGTTGTAAAACTTCTTTAAATATCTTTTCAGGACCACCTATTGTTATTCTAGCATCACCCCATCTTTCTTCGCCTCCACCCCATCCGGCAGTAGATGATGAAAGATTATATATGGAGGCTCCCCACAATGAAGATGTAACAAAACCACTATAAACATCATATGAACCACTTACATCTGCGGTATCAAAGAAACTGGCTGATCCTTGTAAGTTTATTAGTGACCCAGATGCCGTAGGTACGGCCTGTGGTATTGATGCAGACATTGGAAGTGTTTCTGCAGATGCAGATTGTGCATACATAGGAACAGTACCTCTAACCACCAAATCTTCAAATGAAGGTTTTTTACCAATCACTTCCTTTTTTCGTTCAAGTATATTTGGTTCTATTAATAATCCAACACTTGCACGGGCTCTTGCAGGAACAAACGCTCTTAATTGATCAAAGAGTGATGTATCATAATATCGTATCAACCTAATATAATCCCAAAAACTATTTGGTGTAAGATATTTTTGCCAATAAGTTGTAGACACATCTTCAAGTTGTCTATATCTATATTTGTATTTATCTCGTGGATCCCCAATATATTGGTCAAAATCTAAATTTGCAACTGACCGAATTATATCTTCATTAATAACACTAGTTGGTGAAAAATAAATTCCAAGTTTATTAGAATCAAGTGCAGATAAATCATATGAACTAAGTTCGGATCTCTTATCAACAGACAAACCACCAAACGACAATTTACTATTTTCCAATCTAATTTTATTTGATACTATCCTATTTGGGCCCATATTTGGAATTAACATTTGTTCTTCATCTACTACTGAACTAAAATGTGGTGAAATACCTGATGTATATCCTTGTGCACTTCCTGTCTGTATATAAGATTGGTCTGCACTTGTATCTCGAATATCACCATCACTATTTAACGCCTTATCATCATCAAAAGAATATCGTAATACCAAATCCGTCCATGAAGCTGAAGCGTGATTTCCAGCAAAAGATTTAGGAGCCTTTACATGATTATCAAAATGTGATTCTGATAAAGCTGAATTCCAATAACGAAATTCCATCATAGAACCACTAAATTGATTACCAAAATCATCACTTGATTTGCCACCAATATATGCAGTTTCATTTCCTACAAACGAACTATTCCATGATGAACTTGTTGCCCCATCAATAGACATTGTTGTATAAGATTCTAAATAAATCTTACTTCTACCCGCATCATACTTCTTAACATATAATCTATAATCAACTTGCTGTGAAGTAGTATCTGTTGTTAATTGTGCTCCACTTGATGAAACACGATTTAACATTACAGAATAGAATTCACCATCATATATTGGTAAAGCTGAAGATGAAAGTTCTGTGGCACTTCCTGCAGAAGCATTTAATACAAACGAAACAAACCCATAATTATCTGCCGAACCATTATCTTTTAATCGTATAGCAAAACCATCAGCAGTTCCTGCTTGAAATAAAGTTTGGTTAGAACCGCTCGCAGCTTTAAATCTAAATTCTATTGTATCTGGTTTTCTTCCACTATTAGTATCATTTGCCCAAGTTGTCTGAATATATTGTCCGGCTTTAAAATCTATTGCTTTAGTAAAATTTCTATCTATAAAATATGCTGGTTTATTTGTATCTGGGTCAGGACCACCATATTCTTTAACTCTTAAAATACTTGATGGGATACCATAACAATTTATCAACCCCTTAAATGAACGGATAGTTCCACGAGTTTTAAGGAAAAAGGGCATATTATTTATCATTCTTTTCCATATTTCTCGTGATATATCTCTCTGTGACGTAGTAGAATAGGTAGAAAATGAATCTACATTAGAAGATCCAGTTGCTTCCTGACCAAGTAAATATCTTGGCAAATCAATTAAATCAGTACCATCATTAAGATAAAATCCAAGAGAAGTTCCAACAGCGTATATTAAATCTCTTGATAAACCTTCAGTTAATTTTTGTCGTCTATCATATATTTGAGGAATTTCATTTATGTATGACCAAATATTATCAAAATGTTCTCCAGTCATATTAAAAAAAGTATGAAATGGTGCATTTCGTGTATCATTTAATATATGATCAGGAAGATTACTTAATAATCTATTTTTATTATTTCTATCATATAAAGATGCAGAATTTATTTGTTCATTATACCAAGTTGTCGCTTCCGATGCAGTAGTTGGATATATACTATATGGAAACAAGGCAGTACCAATTCCTCCTGCTTTTGGCCATGCATTATCAAAAAATTCTCCAATTGAACTTGAAATATAAGATGAACTCTGATAATACATATAATTTTCAAATGGAACAAATTCATTCTTTATCTTTCTAACTTTCATTGCCAAACTTGCGGTTTGAGCATAAGTTAATGAACCAGAAATACCACTTAATGAATTACTTTGACTTTCATATAATTCTATCTTCTGTAATTTCGTTTTAAAGTTTTTTAATCTATCCTCTATAGAACTAAAATGTACAAAATTATCCCACTGTCTATAATCTATCCCTGTAAGTTCTATGCTTTCCATAAAACTACCACTTATTATTTCATTTTCTATAGCCTCTTTTATATTTGTATCACTTGAAACTATATCATTATAATTTTTAAACTTAGTATCTCGTTCAACGTAATAGCTATCAGCTGAAGTAGCTGTATCCCACTTTGGATTTCTTAAAACCACAGCATCTATATCTTCTTCTACAAAATCTACTAACTGAACTGTATCTGTATATGGTGGGATCATTTCCCTTGTTATATAAGTTAAATCACCTTTTGTAATAGTATCAGGTAATGGTTCATATAATTTATAAACTACTGAATATGGATATTTAGGATATTTTAATGCATCTTTCTGGAAGTTAATGATAAGACTTGATTTATCATCATTAAATTGTAAATAAGTATACAAATTTACAGGGTTTGATTCCCAAATAATATTCCAATTAGGATATGATACTTCATAAGTGCCAATATTACCAATTCTTTCAGCCTGTGTCTGCCAAGACTCATCAACTACTAACTCCGTAGAATTTATAACATTAGTTATATTCGAAGTATAACTTTTATAAATTGGTCGTGGAAGACCATCAGATGTTGTATATTGTGGTTGAGGTGCAGTATCTTCTCCGTAGCCTCCGAAATTAATCCACGCTCCTGGTGGATCTTTATAAATCCAAAGATTTCCAAATTCATCAATTAATTCTTGTCCTATAAAATCTGGAGGAGTTGGTAATCCATCTTCATCAAACCCATCTAACGGCTGGAATGATACATCAAGATTATCCATACGAGTTATTTCTCTTGCTCCTTCTATATCTAATCCAAGTTCTGACAAATTTTCGGGAGTGGTCAAATCTGGATTCCAATTAGGTAATCCACCTCCTGTACCACCCGTTCCACCTGTACCACCTGTACCGCCTGTTCCACCTGTACCGCCTGTTCCACCTGTACCGGTTCCTGTACCCGTTCCCGTTCCTGTACCCGTTCCCGTTCCTGTACCCGTTCCTGTACCCGTTCCTGTACCCGTTCCTGTACCGCCTGTACGACCCAGTGCATCTGGAGTACCCGGTCCACCTCCTGCACCTCCTGTACCTCCCGTTCCAGGGGGTTTTCGATTTTTCCGTAACATCATAGCAACCCCGGCCACAGTGGCCAACGCTAAAGCCCCAATTGCTAATTTTGGTAATATCCCTTTAATTTTATCAAATAAACTTGGACCGTCATCTGCAGTAACTTTTGTTGTTGGTTTTTGTGGTCCACCACCTGTACCTCCTGGACTTCCTGGCGCTCCTGTACCTCCTGCACGACCACTTCCACCACCACCTGCAGCTTCTACTTCGACGCCATCACCACAAGAACCCATTCTGGGTATCATTGTGTTTTCTTTACCACCCCAATATATTATTCGATTCTTCATTATTTATTATGGGTTAAAATATTATTAGCGAAAAATGTATTATTTTCTACTTTAAAAATATAAGTTTGAACTTCACCCAATTCTTCTTTTATATGAGACAATTTAATTTCTTCTAATTCACTGTCGTTATTATAATAACAAACATCACCAACTTCAAGTTGTCCAATTTGTCCAATATCATATCTTTCCATTGTCCATTCAGGTTTATAAGAACACCAACCCTTGCCTTTTACATAATATGGATGGTCAAATGTATTTCCGTTTACCACGTCACCAAATGTCAATTTAACAATATCATCGTGTATTGGACTCATTAATTTAATAACTGTACCGTTTTCGATTTGACTTATTTCTTCATTCCAAGATTTAACAATATCTCCAACTTCTATATCTTCTATGTTCTTCATAGAACCATCTGACATTGTTATTTGAGTACCTGCAATAAAACAGAAGTCATCATCATCACCTGACCAGTCGAGTGTGAAAGTTACATTTACTGAAAAAGAATCTGTTACATTATTAAGTGTTCTATGGGTGCCACCTCCGTTCACACTGCTGGGCGAGGCAGGCAGGTTAGTTCCAGACCAATTATTGACTCTGTAACCCGAACTGGGATATGCATACAAAGTTACTGATCCCCCATCATATGCCGTCCCGCCGCTGGCCTCTCCATATTGACCATTATTTACAGTTATAGTATGTTGCACGGCTGGCGTAAAAATAGCCTGTATACTTGCATTTTCAGTAACTGTCAGCGTAGTAGTTTCAGCTTCCGGTGTGGTTAAAGTAATACCATCTGAAATCCATTCGACAAAGTTATGAGTTTGATATCCCTCATTATTGACATGCGGAATAGCAGTAATAGTAATCACAGTGCCTACAACATAAGTACCCCCTCCAGTTGTTGATCCACCTTCAATATTTTGAGCAACTTCTATATTATATGATGGAGGTACATATAAGCTTTGAAAATTTGCTGTTATAGTAGAATCGGCTTTAACTACAACTGATGTTGATGGACTATTTGTATCTAAAATTTCACTTTCTCCACTCGAATCTGTCCAATTTAAAAATTCATATCCAACATCCCCCGGTCCACCAGATGTATCGGCTGTTGCGGAAATGTTTATTGTATCATCTCTTGTAGCTGTAGTAGTGCCAGTTGCTATTCCTCCTGTTCCCGCTGCAACTGTTATAGTATACTCTGGAGGAATATAGTTTGGTCCAGCTGCAAATTGTCCATCTATTATAGAATAAGTTAATGTATTTGGATCGGTTATTCCAAAGTCACCAGTAATCTCTAAATCGGGACCACCGGGAATGGCGTTAATAGTCGAATCATCTAACTCGTATCCCCAATCTATATATTCCGCGGTGGTTTCATTTTCATCAGTTGCTGCATTATATACAGTTAGTTCCGCTACATACTGTCCTGTTATTGTTGCCAATTGCCAAGCAATAGCCATCGAATCAATAAACCGTTTATGTCCACTCTGTATGTAATAAACTGCATTATTAGAATGGCGAATCATACGACCATCAAATGGACTTGTTGATGGTGTCGGTGGTGGTGATGGTGGCGAATCTTCCTCTGGAGTTGGTATAAATGATTTTAACTTACTACCTCTTAATCCTGGTCCATCTAATGGTGCATTAGTATTTGAATAAACATCAGTAATAACATCTGTAAAATTTGGTGTCATTATAGTTACAGTAGGAGTATAACTTCCTACAGTATCATATGTATGATTTGCAAATGGTGTATCAGTAATTTCAGTATGACCACATCCAAAATCAAAGTGATATCTTATACCAGGTGTTGTTAAATTTGGTATAGGTGTGTATCCTTCGAAATTATGTCCACCTAAAGTTTTTTGATTAGACTCCTCCTTGACTACATATCTGACTGCCATAGGAAATCCAGCATCTTTTAAATCATATGCCTCTATATATGATTCTGGAATCGGATCTTCTAATGACCAAGCTTCATTTTCTTCTGTATTTGTTATATCTTCATATCCAACAGTAAATGCATTTTCAACTTCAAGAAATCCATTTTTATATTTCTGTTCAAATCCAATATCAGATTCTAGCTTAGTATCAAAATTAAATGCCGTACTATTAACACCATTAAATTTCCCAGATCCATATCCACCATCAGACAATGGAACATAAACTTCATACATATTAGATAAACTATTAAATTCTTGTTTATATTTATTTAAATTAATTAACTGTGGTGCGAGTCTAACTTCTTTTCTATCGGATGATATATCATCAATAAAAAATTTATATTCTTTTACATCAAGTTCACTTGGTGGACTACCATCTGCCGGAGGACCTTCTCCCTCATATACCTTTCCATCTTCATCCACATAAAAGGCTCCCATCGGTAAACCAGTAAGTTGTGGATTACCACTATGAACTATCCCTGAATCATTACCTACATTCTTGGTCAATACAACCTCATCTGAACCCGCCATTCGTCTATAAAAATAATATTTAATTTTATAATTACCACGAGTAAAACCTGCTTTTCTTAAATCAGTACCTGGATCTAATTTTATATCACCATCACTATTTTCAAAATTTTCACTTATACCAGATTTAATATATTCATCATTCATATTATATACATGAAATTTTACATAATCATTAATATGATTGCCAAAAGTGGGAGCATAAGGCCCTCCGGATTCCCCAAGAACAATAGTATTTTCCTTCTTTAAAAGTTTATAATCCTTTTCTTTTAATCTTGTCATGTCTTGTGACAATCTTATACGAGTTCCGTTATATTGTCCCCCCGTTGTTGGATCACTTTCTATAATTAAATCTGTTTCTGTTTCTTGTACTTGAACTGCCATTATAATACGAGGTCCTTTATTTCTGTATCTAAAATTTGATAATGTAAATCACCCGAATGATAGTGGGGAGAATTTTTTGCAACAGGTAATCTTTGATCTGGTCTATTATAATTTAATCCCGTATCTGGATCTTCAAATGCTAAAAATGTTCCTGCCTCATTTCGTAATGGTACTACTCGACCTATATGAATTTCTCCTAAATTTTCATCATATACTTTAACTACATCAGTAAAAGTTTCAGCATCTTCTAATTTCTTTTGATACTCAACTCTATCTTGCTCATGGAGTCGTTGCCAATACTCATTGTTTAATAACTCTTCTTTTGTATATGGCATTTTCTATCTCACTACCTTAAACGAATGATTCTCATCAAAATATTGTACAGTTTCATCGGCAGTTCCACTACCACTAACAACCTTATAATTTATTCTATAAAATCTTTCTGATTGTAATCCGTCCATCCAAAAATTAAAATAATTACCTGTACTATCACAACTTACTTTCGAACCACTCCCGAATGGAACAAGAACGTCCTCTGTATAAGCATCTTTAATTTGATAATATGTACTTCCACTTGGTAGATATTTTACAGTATTATACCCAGTAGAATATTGAGTGGATGAATAAGTTCTTTCAGGAAATCTTTCTCTCCCAACAACTCTAAATTTTACTTTTGATTTCTCTTTATATTTTGATCGGAATCCTCTCATATAAAGTACCATATCTTCTAAATTATCTGAAGAAAGTGCCGATAAAGAACCAGTTGTCCATTTTGAATCGTCCCATAAAACTTCTAATTTTGGTGGATATATCGTATGAGTTTCACGAGAAAAGAAACTAAAATGTCCATAACGAGTAGTATTTCCTTCTTCAACATTTGAATCTGTATTTCCAATACTACCACTTCTCTTTAACATAAATCCTTCATTTGGAACTGTACTATGTAACCATTTCCATACAATATCAGTTACATCCATTCTCAAATCGTCAGGCTCGTGTGTAAAAGATTGAGAAGCTTCATATCCACTTCCACTATACCAAGTTCCACCAGAAGCAGAAATTTCATTCCATTGAGTTTTTTCAATCGAATTATCTTTCCATTTCCAACTTGCCCCATCTTCTACCATCGGAAAATAACTAAATTTTCCAGAACCATTTTCCCAAGATTGACTTACTGGATATCCATATAAAGTTTGACTTACATTAAGGTCTGATGAATTTGCGTCATATAAATTTAAATAAAATTTTGTTTGTGAACCTGATGTAATTAATCCTGATGATATTGATTTTGATACATAAGTCAAATCAAATTTAATTAACGCACGAGAAACATTTGTTGCAGAACCATCGGCGTTCATATCTTTTCTTACCTCAAGAATTTCATCTTGGCCGGCGTTCATACTATGACTCATTTCATATAATGTTGTATCTTTTGTTGCGTATTCAAAATAATGCATTAATTTTCTCCTCTAAAAAATCATACCGGCGGAATCACCAACCGCCCTTCCTTCTATATCTATATTAGGATTTTTTAATTCAAACATTGATGGATCCAAGGAAGGATATACTATACCATCTTTTGTTGCGTAATTTATATCATAAATATTTCCAGAATAACCATCTGTAGTTTGCCATTTATTAGTAATTAATACAGGATGTTTTTGTGGATTATCTTCCGATGGTGGAACAATTGCCCCTACACCATCAACATTTGAAATAACTGCGGCCAGTTCTGCAATTACAATTGGTTGATTTATTTGCCACCTATCTATGTTAAAAAACTCTTTAACTCTTTCTATACATTTTAAAGTTACTTCAGCCTTATTGAATCCCCTACGGGCTATAAAAACAAATTTTACTCCTATATTAATAATCCATGCATTTTTAATATTAACCGCATCTGTTACTAATCTATACTGACTAAGATATGTTTTAAGATTTTCTTTGACTGCCACATTAAGTTGGGTAAGTTTTTTATTTTCATCATATCCAAGTGTATATAAATTCATAGCCATTGGATTTGGAAGTCTTTTAATGGATGATTCTACATTTTTGCTTTTAATTTCTTCTAACTGACGTTCATCAACGAAAATACTTGAACCGTCTGAAGTTTCTTTTTGCATACTCGGAATATTTAATTGTTCATCTTGAACAATATAGGCCTTTGCTATTGCTCCATATTTATTGCCCATCGCATAAGTTCTTGTAATATAATCCTCTTTTGTTACCGTCCTACCTTGTGACTGAAAATATGCTAAAGCATTATTTTTAATTTCAATTGTAGATTCTGCTGATTTTCCTCCCGTTGCTGGATACGGATTAGTTGCTGCTATAGAATTTTGGGTTGAACTAACTAAACCCGAATCGAGTCCTGAAGTTTCATGGGTAAAACTAAGATCGGTAATAGTGTTTATAGTTTCTGCGGCCACATTATCACTTATACCACCACCATATGAATATTTAACAGTAAGAGTTGTATTTGCTGGTGCCTGTCCATATGCTTCTGTTTTAAGAAAATTTGCTGGATCAAAATAAGTATCAAGTTTAGATGGACTGCCTGGTAAAGATGAACCTACTGAACTTGGATTTGGAACAATTTCTTCATCTGGACTATCTGATATACCAGAACCAAATCTTAATTCTGTTTTACCATCTTGAATAATATAAGTAACAAATCGTCTTGGTGTCTTTTTTAATTTTAACAAATAAGGAACTGTATCATTATACTGAACTAAACTTGGATCATTTGCTGCTGTATTCTCTACCTCTATAAATGTAGTATCTTGTGCTAAAAATGGAACTTCGTACCATATATTACTATCACTATCTGTTACTGAAATTATTTCTATAACATCTGACTTGGACAATTGTACTCGTGGATATGACTCGGCCGTACCAAAAGAAAAAGATTCTGTACTTATTTCTCCACTCTGTACGCGTGCACTTTTTTTCAAAAGATAAAGTGAAGGAAGTTTTGTAGTCTGATCCGTTTCAAATACATTAATATCTAATGGATCAAAAGAACTTGAAAATTTAAAATTACAATCTTCTAACATAGTAAACTTCGTATCGCTAGTTGAAGTAATTTGTGTACCTTCATCTACAGTCAGTGCGTATCTCATATCAGGCTTTACAGCTGTTCCAGATCCAATTGCAGGTACGGTTTGGAAAACATCAACATTTGCAACAGATGGTCGAGTTAATCTTGGTTTATACCCGTAAACCTGTGCCATTTCATATACAGTTTTCTTTTCTTCTGCGTATGACAATAACATTTCTTTAAATTGTGTATCTACATAATATGAAAGAACATCACCAACATAAGATGCCATTTCTATAAACATCATTCCGGGTGAAGCTTCATTGAAATCATTATAAGTATTTGGATAATAAGTTTTTGCAAACTCTATCAATCCCTCCCTGAAGGCGCCAAAGTCTTTGTTTAAATATCTTACATCCTTTTGGACTCTATTTGCCATTTTATTTCTCCTCTAAATTATTCACCAGCGGTTTGCATAGATATAGATACAGTATCATGAACTGTTGGGTTCATTACAAGACTAAATTCAAGTAAAATATTTAACTGATTTATTTCTATCTCATCTGGTTCAACTTCTAATTTATTAACCGATACATGAGGTAGCCATTCTACCATTGCTGTTGATATATTTTCTTCAACAGTTGATATTAACTGGTCAGACATTGGTTCAAATAAAGTCAATAATAAATCTGCACCAAAGGTGGGCTGTCCTACTCTTTCACCTCTATTTGTTAAAAGTAAATTTCTAATATTACTTCCCGTCTGTGAAAGAGTAGTAGATGTTCCAGGAAAAAACCCATTTACATCATCATGTTGCATAGGTAATCCTAAACCAATAGTTACATCTGGATCTAAATCTAATTCTAATGCACTTCGTGCTCGGGCCATTTATTTGCTCCATTATGGACGAAAACTATTTCCGCCACCTTTTTTCTGGTCTATTGCTTTCAAAACTGCTGAATAATCTCTCGTTAATGCATTTTGTACATGGTCGGGAACTTGATCAACTGAAACACCGGCTTTCTTTATAGAATCTACCGCTGCTATTTCTCGTTTCTTTTCCTTCGCCTCTTCTGTATTTCCTAAACCAGTTGCCCCAACAAGTACATCATTCATCTTACTGGTATCATAAACTCCACCACCCATCGTTGGGTATCCACTACCATCACCCTGTGGAACTCCACCAACGGTTTCATTTAGTACCTTGTTAAGAGCTTTGTTTGATGTATAATTTACTTCCTTTTTAGGTTTAGTTTTATACTGTTTTCTAATAGGTTCTTTAAAGTCTTTTTCAGATATTGGTTTTGAAACTAATTCGGTAAGTGAAGATGAATTTTCTTCTTTAATAAATATCTCATTCATTTGTTTTTTGACTTCCTTACGAACTACTGCTTCAATTATTTTTACTAACTCCTGTTTCTTCATTTTAATAACTCCTGTTCTTATCTAATAAATATTTTAATTTTATCTTTATCCTAAATTAAAGGCCCTACAACTGGTCCTACCGATGGTAATACATTTGTTCCCGTACCTGTAAATATACTTGCCTTAAATGATGTATGAATTGCTTTGGCCATTTCATCACAAACATCTGATATTAATTTACCATCCATTCCTGCTTTAGTAGATGGTACAAATATGGGTGGGGCTGCCATTACTGTTGTTCCCACTGCATTTATTGTGTTGGTAATATCACTAAATTTTAACATAAGACTGGCAAATGTTACAATACTTATAGAAATCAAATTCATAGTTGGATCCATTAATTTAAAACTTGCCATAATTTGAGATACAAGTGCCTGTTTTCCAATATCCACACCACTAACTTTAAGTTTTTTTCCTACTACTGATGGATCTGGAGCTGGATACGGGGTTGTAAATGGTGCAGTAATCTGTACTTCAGCATCTTTTGCATAATCTACAATGGCCTGTGCCAATCCATCTGCAGAATCTTTTTGACTTTTTACGTTACCTCTTACATTCGTAAAATTATCTATTAAATTTTGTTTTAGTGTATTCTTGTTAAGTGCCATTATTATTCTGGTTTCATTAATAAGTCACACAGCCGTGCTCTTATTGTTTCTACTCCGGCTATCCATGCTTCTATAGCAAGTACATTTGGGGGTCCACCACTAATTGGACCACTTGGACCTGCTCCAGTTGGGATAGCCGTTAAATCCAATATAGCCCCACCCAATTCTACAAATGAATTACAAATAGAATCCATTAAATTTGTAAGTTCTTCTCCATATACGAGATGTTGTTGTCCCATATCATCTCTACCCTTTACATATCCAGTTATACCCAAGGCCTCTCCGCCTATCCGTAAAAATGAACCTTGGTTATCTTTTAATCCTGCACAATCATCAAGATGTAATATTGCACCCTTACAAGATTGTAAATGTGCCTTATCATCAAGTGTTAAAAAAGATGGACATGCACTTGATATTAAAACCTTTTCCCCAATAGAGATTCCACATGCTGAAGCTAAATTGGAATCCACAGCATCTGGACCAACTAATGGAAATGGTTCAGGCTCTCCACTTTCTGGATGACCGCCTCCTACAACACTATTCATAGCATCTGGACCAACTAACACACTATATTCTCCAGTATAAAATCTGGTTCGGGGAGTAGACACACAAAATTGTCTATCTGCATCAATTGTAAATGACCAAGGTGTTCCCCACCCAATTCCAAGTGCAGAATAACCCATTATTTCATTTCTTTTTGTATTAAATGTAATCCTATCACTATTAATGACAATCTGTTTTCCACCATCGATAGGATTTTTATCATTGTGAACTTTTGACATTAACCGATGTTTTTGAGAATTGGATTTTGTTCTATTTAACTTTACAGATTGATCAGTAGTCATCCAAACAGAAGAACCATCAGCATTTATATCTTCTTTAACTGTCTTTTTTAAAGTGACGTCATTTTTTAAATCCTCTACTATTCTACCTTTACCAAATGCATCCGCATCTAATAATTGTCCTGCTCTGATAATAATATTTGGGGAATGTTGAGTAGAATCTCCATCTTCATGAGAATCAGGTATTATATTACTACCGAATCTTATAGACTGTCCCCACCTACCTTGATAAATATTATCACCTTGATAGGGCCATATTCTACGTATGTTTTCATAATCTTCTAAATCAAAATGTTCATATTTAAAATCTTCTTCTCTCATTTCTTCATCACGGGCCCCACTCAGACCTGGTAATAAATTAGTATTTGGTGAATTAAAAAAGTTTAATAGTGAAATATAAAATCCTTTCTCTTTAAAATTGATTAAAATTACCATCTCTCCGCGTATTGGAACAGTAGAATTATTAGGATGTAATGGGAAAATAGGTATAAGAGTATCAACCGGTAATTGATCTCTTTGACTCTCGATTCCTCTAGCTCTTACTCCACCCATCGCGTTCCAATCTTTACCAGAACCATCTTCTAATTCAGGAAGTTGATCTTCTGTTAAAATCACCTCCATTACCTCTGCCAATTCTAATTCATAAAATTCTGGTGGATCATAACTGGCCAATGCCTCGTGAATGAGTTGTCGAACCGCATGAAACCCGAGAATACCTCCAGATGCCCTTTCCTGACGCACTACAGGCTTCGACCCTGGCCAGGCAGATTTACGTCTTCCGAATTTCCACCATCCCATTTTTAATTATCCTTAACTGTTTGTATATCTTCTGATATTTCGTCTGATTTCTTTTGTATATCTACAACTACATTATCTATACTTTTAAGTAACTGTTCTTTCTCTTTGTCCGATAAACCGAACTCTGATTCACTACCACCTTTGTTTTCGGCAGCAATCAATCGTTGTACAACAGTTGCCAATTTGACAAGTTGTTCATCATTCTTTACATTTATATCCAAATATTCTTTTATCATAGGAATTAACTGAATAGCCATATCCCCATCTTTGATAAATCCAGCAACTTCACCAACTAATACTTCAAGTTGTTTCTTGTTATGTTTGGAATTATCATAGATGTCTTTGAATAATGATGATAGTGATTTACCCTCAAATAATTCGTAATCCTGACTCATTTTGGTTTCCTTGTATTGTATTAAAAATAGATATTATAACTCATAAATAAATATCAGATTACCTAAAAATTGATGCATATATATTGCAAAAGAAAAAATAGTATATATTATATTTATTTATGTTGGAATGAATGTTCCGACAACAGAAAACGGAAGTTAAAAATCCCTTTTTTGTTAAATGATAAGAATAACAAACGGGAGATAAACAATGAAGGAAGTCATCTCATTAGTCAAAGGGTGGGTAGACGACATAGCTCATCTACTTATGTCCTTTGTAGCCATAGGAGCTGTTTCTGAAGTAATATTTGGAACTGGCGTCTTTGGTGTTAATGTAATAGGTAACCTGACATCAATCATAAACACATTCGGCGAATCCGGTTTCGCTGGGCTAGTCGCGTTGTTGGTGTTGGTGGGTTTATTCCGTAAATAGCTATTATCGGATAATAAAAAAGGGGTCGTAAGACCCCTTTTTTTTGCTTTAAATTGTTATCCAAATACTTAAATCAACATTTCTCGAATATATGTGACAAACTCGTATTTCGTATTCTCCAGGCAGTATTTCATCACCGTAGTCCTGTGTATAATATAATGTCCAACTATAGGTAAAATCTCTCGGAGTTCCATCTTCCCAAGGACTCCTATGAAATGGTTGTCTATGAACTACCCCACCTTTATCATCAACAACTTCTATAAATGTTTTCTCTTCACTAACTCTATATTTAATTTTTACAATATCACCTTTTTTGTCAGTATCGTGCCAGGCAATTAATGGATATTCATCAAAAGTTTCTTCCACAATGACAGGTTCATTACTAACTCTTTCTCTCGGCCTTAATGAAATGATGATCATAATAACCATTAATGTGCCAAATATAACTTCTAAAACATTTTCTATTTTCATGAATTTATTCTTTGTTTTATTTGTAATAAGTATGTTTCAATTTTCTTTAATTCCAAACTATTTGGATTATTCTTCATTATAAGACTTCTCTTATTCATTAATTTTCCATATGCCCTTTCTAAATCTTCTTTTTGTAGTCCCCTCATACTCTTTCTGTAATACAGATGTGCTAACGCCTCATCTTCTGCTTCAGCACCACGAACACCAGCAGTCGCTGTTATGTATTCTGTCTCGTACACTTCCGCGTCTGCTATGTCTGTAATTTCTTCCCAAACCGTATTATCCCACATGGCATCCATATCTAATTCTACATCTAAATCTATATTGTCTATTTCTTCTTGTCGTTTTCTTTCATCTTCGACCTTTTTCTTTTTTCTCTTAATATCGTCTATAGCCCATAAAGAATCATAATATGTATCTGATAATGAAT